ACCATGTGGTTTCAAGCGCAGCACGACGCCATCAAGGCGGGTGAGGACTTCACGCGGTATCGTTTCGCCGTTTTCGTCGCCGCAGCAGAGCGCGAGAAAGTCGCTCACTGGATGCGCAGCATGGGCTACGCCACCGGACACGGCGACACGATAGAGGATCTGCTGGACCACCTTGGCACGCAGATTGCTGAGGGGCTGTTGACGGAGCGCACCGCCTGCGCAGACATCTGCGACCAGCACGCCAGCATTGAGGGCATCGCGCAGCGGTGTGCAGCAGAAATCAGAGCGAGGAGCAAGACATGACCAACGACGAAATCGCCACCCTGATGAACGAAACTGCAGGCCAGCACTGGGGCACGGAGCATCACTTCAGGCGCTTTGCGTACATACTGCTGGCAGCAGAACGCCAACGCTGCGCCCGGATCGCCCGCGAGTTCGACCGCGACCACCCGAACACCAACTACGGTGGGTACATCGCCCGCCTCATCAAGGAAACAGCGCTATGAAACCCAGCCACCTCACCACCCCACGAACGCTGGCTGACTGCACATTCACCACGGGCTACAGCATCGCGGAGCCGCGTTCGAGTTACGTTCCAGCGCCCGCAGTTATCATTGCGTGCATTGCACTGGGAGCCCTGCTGTGGACATTGCTCTGACCATCGACATCATTGTCTGCGCCGTGCTGGCCGCTGTCGGCGTGTTGCTGTTCTGGCCGCAGCTATGAGCTACATCCCCACCGGCTGCGACCAGCAGGGTCGCCATCCCGAGGCCGCCGAGGCGGCGACCGAAATCGGCGCTGACGACTTCGACGACGCGGCCCAGTTCATCATCTGGCACCTCGTCATTGCCATCGTGATCGTCGGCGCTATCGCCGGGGCTGCGGCGCTGCTATAGCGTCATAGGCCCGCTCGCAGGCAGTGCCGGCAGCACCGCGAGCGTCGGCTACGGCAGCAAGCTCTGCAGCCGCTTGCGCAACCCCTCTGAGCAGGTTGGTGAGCACCACTCCGGGGTCTGGGGCTGCCTGGCCTCCGAAGGAAGGGTCGGCACGGTCGCGCTGGGGATTGGCGCACTGGGCGGCAATGATTTCGGCGCGACGCTGCAGGCTGTCAGCAGCACTGCGAGCGCGGGCAGCGTCAGCCGACGCAGCGCGAATTCGGTTCTGGGCATCGGTCTGCACCTCCGTGTGCTGGGCTCGCCAGCGGGCTTCTAGGGCTCGCGCGGCTTCGCTGGCGGCAAGGGCCTCGGCCACCAGTTTCTCGCGCTCCTGAGCCCGTTCTGCGCGTTCTGTGGCCAGTGTGGTGCGCAGCCGTTGTTCGGCGCGCTGGGCGACGTTGACTTCCCACGCAAGCATGCCGGACGTTACCGCCAGGCCGACGCACACGGCGCCGAGGATGTAGGAGATGGTGCGGTCGATCATTGGCCGACATCTTATACCTGGCGGGCGCGACGAGCCTTACTTATTTTGGCTTTCGTTTCTTCGCTCATTGGGCCCCTAGGCTTACCACGCATTTTTGACCAATGCTTTTTCTCAAGAACCAAACGCGTTTCTTTGGGCATGCTTTTGCCAAAATTTGGATTGTTTGCGCCAAGCATTTTATTTCTAACGGACTCAGCGTATTCTTGGTTTTGCATTTTTAGTGCTCTTGCAGCTATGGCCGCAGCAAGTTGCTCTTTGCTTGGCTTCCATCCAGATGCTTTCCTTGTTGCGGCTATCTTTGACCTAATCTCATCCGGCATTTTCTTGCCGCCTGCCCACGCGGATCTGCCTTTTGCAACCATGTCCGCAACATTATCCGCATGCGTGCCCAAGAATAAATGCTCTGGATTTACGCATGATGGGTTATCGCATTTGTGGCAAACAAATAAACCACTTGCAATTGGTCCAACAAATGCGCCGTACGACAGTCTATGAGAATAGACTACTTTGCCTTTTATGTTTAAAACGCCATAACCTGCTTTTGTTTTGGCCCCACACCACACCCAGCAACCAGTAAGTTGTTTTTGGGTTCTGTGTATAAGTCTGCACTGGTTGCCGCAATACAGGCTTCTATATGGCCCAACAAACTGCTCTTGACAACTCGTACAGATCGGCATCACCATCCCCTTGGCTGAGCCGATATTGTACTACTTAGTTAGGCGTTTTGTCCCAAGGCACAGTTGGCGCTCTGCTTCTCTCCTGTTGACGAGCCCTTGAACTTTTCTTCCATCAACATAAACCCATCGCAACATTTCGTCACAAGCACCAGCGTAATCGCCAGAGTTTAGCTTGCGCAACGCAGTTGAATTGCAAAATGCTGACGGGCCTACGTTGTAGGTAAATTGCATCCAAGCATCGTATTCGTGCTGATGCAGCGGCACGCGCACGCACTGCTTGAGCGCGCCCTCAAAGCGCTGCACGTCGGCGAGCTTGCGCACCAGCGCCTGCACAGGCTCAATGGTGTCGCCGGGTTTCACGCCGTCAGTGGTGCCGTAGCCGAGGGTCGGCTTGTCGCCCTTGACCGGGATGTACGCTTCGCCACGGTAACCCTCATGGACGGCAATGCCGACTAGAGCAGACGCTGAGAGCGTCAGGGCACCGATGACGATGCGAACTTTCATTCGGTGTCAGGCCCGCCCCGGAAATACATCTTGCCCCAACGGTAGAGCAGGAAGCCGATCTGCAGCACCAAGTAGATCAGCGTCGCCCACAGCACCAAGTCATTGATCGGCATCCCCGCCACGGTGGCGCCAGCGACGGCGACTGGCGGCGAGGCCTTGGCGGCTTCAGTGGCGATGTCGGCTTTCTGTTGCATCGTCAGGCTCATGTCAATCGCTCGTCGGTTTCTGCAGCGCGTGCCTCGCGCTCCATCGGATGATCGGTGTACCCGTGGCGAACGAGGCCCCACAAGTACGTGACATAGTATCGCAGCAAACCCATGCGCCGGTACTGCCGCCAGTGGGCCTGCTCATGCCGGATCAGGCGCTGGCTGTGCAGGTGCTCGGCCAGGATGAAGATGCCCCACGGTGGCAGCGTGATGCCGCCGTAGCCGAAGGTTCGCAGGAACCAGCGGATGACGTGGGGCGCGGGGCGGGGTGTCATGCGTATGCCTTGAACACGCGGATCTTCCAAGTTCCGCTTGCAAGATCAATCGGCGATCCAGTTTCATTTTGCAGCCGGATGCGGGCCTTCCCCGCTGTGGTCACATAAGTGCTGGTAAGCATCTCTTGCAGACTAACCGGCGCGGACGACACCACGAAGTCCCCAAGCACCACGCCAGCCACGTCTTGCTCTGGGCAGGTTTCTCCTGCTCCGTCAAGGATGTTTCCTGGATTCCAAGTAAATGTATAAGGGACGTCCAATTCAACATACGAGGGGCCATTCATCAAGGCCATAATGCCGGAGTAAGTTGTAACCGGCGTTGACGCGAGCCCATCAGTGTATCGGTTGTTGTAAAACTTGATGACTTTCGTGGACAGATACCACCTCGCCACAAAATCCTTTGGGTTGTTGAATTTGTTGTTTTCCAGGGTGACGTTTACGCAATCGTCCGTGAAATAGAGGAACGTATCCGTGATGTCTACGCCACCAAAGTCGCCCGAAAACGTATTGCCACTGAAGATCGCGCCCTGGCAGGCCGACAATTCGATTGCGCCGTATGTAGCCGCCGGCTTTTCACCTTCAACGTAGTTTCCGCTGAATGTCAGGCCTGATGCGTTATAGATTTTTGTGATGCTCCCATAAGCAACGGTGTTCGCGGTGTTTCCATTTCCTTCAAAACTGCAGTTTTCAATTCGCAGCGCGCTAGAAGCGCCGACATACATATTGGTGTCATTGCCGGAAAACCTGCACCCTCTGATTGTCGTCGTGTTCGCGTAGGTGCCAAACCTGATCGCATCGGCCCGCTGTGTGTTCGTCGTGTCGGTGCATGATATGAATCGACAATCTTCAATTACGTCATACTCTGCCGTGTCGTGTCGAATTGCAGCTTTGTTCCAATAAGTAAATTCGCATCTTCGCCACCTAATAGAATTTGCTGGATTGCCAATAGAAAAACAGGTTATTTCAGCAAGTGGAAATTGCAAAATAAACCCGAGATCGCGGAATTCGATATTGTCGCCATCCGCCAATGAAAATGCGTTGCGGTTAGCCGCCGGCGGACGAAAATAAATAGTTGAGTTGTTAGACCCGGCCCCGTGGAAAATGCGCCGCCCACTGATTGGCACAGTTATGGTGTTTGTCACGATATACAGACCGGGCGGGAAATATACGTTCAAGCCGCTGTTGAACGCAGCTTGAATTGCCGCGGTGTCGTCTGCGGCATAGTCCCCCAAAGCCCCAAAGTCCTTGACGCTTACCGTGTCCCGCATCTTGGCCTGCGCCGTGCGCGTGACTGCGCCGGTGCCGGCTTGGATGAACGCCACATCGGTAGCATCCACCTCGACGACCACGCCACTCAGGCGTTCCGTCGCCGTCAGCGCCGAGTACACCGTGCTGCCGTTCTTGTTCTGCACCAGCAGGCTGTAATCGCTGTCCACGTACAGCCTGGCGGGCGTGCCAGAGCGCATGGGATAACCGCCACGGGTTCGCACCGGCAGCGCGGCCGGCACGCTGAGTGCGGCGTCCCAGTACACGCTGATCGGGTTGCCGATGGGGTTCAGTCCGGCGGTGCCGATCCAGATGTAACCGTCTTCGAGCGGCTGGCCGTCGATGTCGGTGATGATGGGGAAGGGGGGCTGGATGCTGAGGGCGGTCATGGTTGGGGCTCCGGTTACTGTTTGGGTGGCGCCAAGGCTTCGTCAATTCGCTTCTTGACTGCCCGATTGCGTAGGTACTTGCCGGCCTGTTGCAGGGTCGTTGCGACCGGCGCCGGAACGCCCGTCATGCCAAACGTCACCAAGCTGTCCAGCGCAACCTGCAATGCACTGGCCGTGTTGCTGGTGTTGATGGCTCCGGGAGGGGCGGTATAGATCACGCTGGACAATTCCGCCAAGTCCCGCAGCGTCTGGGCCTGCTGTTTCCCATACAGGGCTTCGAGCTTGCCTTCTCGATCCAGCGCCTGCACTGTGCGCTGCAGTTGGGCCGGTGACAGCAGCGGATTTCCTGCCGCATCTCGTTCGCTGGCGGAAAGAGCTTTGCGTTTGATGTAGTCAATGCCGGAAGACTTGAGATCCGCCCACGCTTGCTGTCCCCCGGGACCAGCACGCAGCAACGTTCCTCGAACCTTGTTCATCTCTTCGACGGGGGAAACCATGATCACTTTGTCGAACACATCCTCCAAAGCAACCTGTCTTTCGCTGGTTCCTCGCTTTGTGCCAATGAGCTTGGCGGTAAGGCCGACGTTCTCGAACTCGTCTGCGAATTGAGATCGAAGTTTTCTGGCATTGCGGTACAACTCACCGCCAGCACCATCGGTGGCTTGGTCAATCAGCGAATTGATTTGACGCCCGTAAATCGCTTCTCGGCGGTTTGACCAGTCCGTTGCTTGATTCACGAACTGGCGCAGCTTTTCTGCATCGTTGACGGACACGGAGCCGGCCTGCAGGTTTCCAGCCTCATCAGGCACTATGGCTCCAAGACGGGCTGCTTCGCGTCGCACGGCCGAGATCATCGGTACGAGGCCCTCCATGCTTGACATTCCCGCCAAACCGTTGGCGAGAGTCCCCATTTGCACTGGCTCCTGCATCTCGCCGGCAGCACTAGCGTCCGCGTATGCTTTCCTGATCTCGCGTCGCTTCACCTCTGCGCGGTTGGCAATTGCATCAGTCACCACGCGACCAACTTCTCGAGATTCGCGCGCAATGGGCTGCGGAAGATCAATCAACGCATCAAAGTTGGCGATGAAGTTGGCAGTTTGCGCTTGCACGCGCTCGCGCAGAGGCTCGCCAATGTCTGCCAGCTTGGCGGACTCCTTCTCAAACTGTAGTTGCGTGAAGTCCCTGGTGCGCTGCCCTGCCGTCAGGCCGGTGCGCCCTTCAAACGGCACCGGCATAGTCGCCGCAATGGCCACTCGCTCTCGTTCTGGCGCGACGCCGGCAGCACCCATTGCGGCACGACCAGGCGTAGCGGGTGTTGGTGCCCCACGCAAAGTGACTTCCGTAGGCGCGGCAGCGGCTGTGGGTTGCGCGCCTTCAAGCGTAATCTCCAACTCAGGAACGCGAGGCGTCTGCATCGGTTCCCGCGAAACAGCGGGTGCGCCTTCAAACGGAGGTTCCACGCGCTCAGCAGGCACTGCAGTCGGTCTCGCTGGAGATCGGGCGGTAGTCGCAGCCCTGGCCTCTTGTGCCCCAGCGCGGACCTCCGATGCAATCTGACGCGCAGCAGCGGCACCAGGAACGGCGGCCTGTCCAACTACCGGAATGTACGGCGGGACTTGTTGCAATGCCCCGGCAATTGTGCCGGCGTATTCGCGTCCGAGTTCTGTCCTCGGTGTGTAGGTTCCTGCCGCCAATCCGCGCTTGACTGCCTGTTCGCCAGCGACATTGCCTTCAGCGGTTCCGAGCCGGCCCGACATCAACTGGCGCACAAACTCACCAACTGCCGCATTTGCGGCAGACAGCGGGGCTGTTGTTGCGCCAGAAACCAAAGCGCCAGCCGCCTCCAGTTCGCCGACGATGCGGTCAATCAACCCGGGCGGAGGTTCCGGCATGGCCTGCGGCTCGGAGGCGCCGATTGCGCGCGGCACTTCTCCAGGAATAGCGGCTCGCTGCTGAATCGCCGTCGGGACAGCGCCAGCACGAGTGTCCGCCCGCACCCTGCGCGAGGTGGCTAGCGAAGGCTGCATACCTCCAGCCTCGGGCGCCGTCGTTCCCTGCATGCGCGCAATCTCTCGCCGAATAGAGTCCAGGTCTGTCTGGGCTCTAGGATCGCCGGCAGCAAGCCTGCGCAGAATGGCGGCTTCCTCTTGGCGCGGTATCTGGACAGCGCCTTGATCGCGCTGAGACTGCACTGCTGGAGTGACTCGTGTTTCGCCGAGAGAAGCCTGCACGGCGGCGGCGGCCGCGCGCTCGCGCTCTTGATCCACTTCTGCCTGGGTGCGCGTCGTGCCACCCAACTGTCTTGCCAGCGCGTCGAAGTCAATTGCGGTAGCCATCAGAAACCACCTCTGCGTTTGAATTCCTCGGCTGCCGCCCGCGTTGGGAAGTAGTACGTCGCGCCGTTAGGGGCGGTAACCTGGAAGCGCGTGGTGCCGCGTTCCGGCATGACAACGCCAACGTTTGGCGGCGCCTCCCTCTGCGCCGGGACCGGGGACGGCACGGATCCAACCTGAGTGCGGCCTCCTGGAAGTGGCGCAGGGGGCGTTGATGGGGGTGCCGGCGGAAGCGGGGCGAAGGATGGCGCCGCCGCTTGGCGCACCACGGGAGGTGCCGCTTGGGGCGCGGCTTGAGGGGCGGATATTGGGCTTGGCGCTGCAGTTGGCGCTGGCGCTGCAGCTCCGCGAGCGGGCGCAGGAGCAGGAGCAGGAGCAGGCGCAGGAGCAGGAGCGGGCGTCGGGGCGGAAGGACTGCGAGCGGGTGCCGTTGGGGTTGTTTCTGCGGCCTCGTAGAAAATGTTCCCGACGTTCAAACCATAGCCGCGCGCGATTCGTTCAACCCCGCTGCGCACCAATGCCTCTTGTTGGCGAGACTGATCGTAGAGCGACTTCGCTTGCGAAGCGAACATCTTTCGTTGATCCGGATTCAAGCGCTCTCCGGTCAGAAGTTTGTTGTAGATGTTCCTGATTCGATCAGGAATTCCTGCGGCCTGTTCTGCGGTCGCAAACTCGCCCTCTCGAACAACAGAGCCAGGATCCAGCATTTTCATGTAGCTGAAAATCAGCGCAAGATCGCCAGCAGCAGTCTCTTCTGAAGCAAGGACACGCCCATATGCGGCCTTAACCTCGCCGAAGTTCTTGGTCTGGTTGTTGTACTCTCCGCGCAACTTGGCCTCAAGCTCTGGGCGCTTTTCGGGCTCTATCACGCCCGCGGCCATCTGTTCTGCCCTGGCCTTTGCCGCTGCGGCTTCTTCTCCTGATTTCTTTGCGGCCGCCTCAGAAGCGGCGCGTGCCGCCTTGGCCTGTTCAATTTGTGACTGCGTCAACTGAAGCTCAGACGCCAACATTTCCGGCTTGAACTTGGCTTCCAATTCTTTGATCGTCAGTTCTGGCGCGCCCTTCCTCGCCTCATTGAATTTCGTGATCAACTCAGCCCCGCCGGGCCTGGATGCCACCTGAGCAAGCAACGTGGACGCCACCGCCTGCGGGCTCACACGAACCACTTCAGCAACGTCTTCCAGGCGCCGCGCTCCAGGCTCGTCGTTTGCCTCACGCCGAGCGCGCGCCTGCGCTTGAAGGTCTGACATCACCATATCAGCGCGCCCGCTCGTCAACAGGGCGTAATCACGAAGCCCGTTTGTGTTGAGAGTGGTCAACTGATCTCTAGAAAGAGTTTCAATCCCCGGGTTCAGCGCCTTGGCCATATCCGCCGTCAGCGTTGCCTGCCAGCGAAGGGCATTGGTCGGGTTCGGGTCTGAAAAGTACACGCCTCGGGCCGCTTGTTCGGCAGCGGCGGCCTCTTGGGCCTGTCGCAGCTTTTCCTGCTCCATCTGCTGCCTGAGCCTTTGCGTCTCGAGCTGCTCCGCAGTCTTCGCGAACTGCTGTCCAAGCTGCATGCCCTGCGAAAGCGCCTGCAGCGGCCCCTGCGCAGTGCTTCGGATGCTGTAATCGAACGGCTGAACCACGCTTACCTCCCGAACAGCGAGCCAAACCCGAGGCCCATCTTGCCGCCAGCGCCGATCTGGGCGCCGATCAGGCCTGCCGGCAGGTTCATCAGCCCCTGGAACGCGCCAGCCTGCCCGAGTGCGCCACCGGCTTGGGCCGCGCCCTGTTGCTGGAGCAGATTGCTCACGTTCGTGGCCATCGTGCTGCCGGCAGCCGCGGCGCCGCCTGCCGATGCCTGCCCGAGCTCTGCGAGACGCTGCGAAGCGCCGTAGCCCGCGCCGGCAAGGCCGCCGAAGCGGTTGTACTGGCTTTCGATAGCCTGGCCGAGCATCTGCGGCCGAAACTGAGCCAGTGCCGCCTGCAGATTACCGCCACGCAAGCCGCCTGTGGCCGAGGCCCGTGCGAGCATGGCCTCTTCGCCCTGGCGAACCTGGGCCTGGTACAGCGGCGAGGACTCAATGCCCTGGATGGCGGCGGCTTGCGCCTCGGGGCCTGCGAGGCCTGCAATGGCCCGCTGCTGGGCGAGCGCCTCAGTACCGAGGGTTTGGTATGGGGTGAAGCCCGGAAGCGCCTGCTGGCCCGCCTGCACGTAGGGCTTGAGGATTTCCTGGATGCGGTCGAACTGGCGACGTTGCTCTTCGATGCCGGCAGCGGCTGCGCCGGCTTGCAGGCCCGCAGCCTCCTCGGCCGCATTCGAGCCCATGATCCCGCTGAGCAGTTGCGAGCCGCCGAGAATGAGTAGGTCGGTCCAACCCAGTGCCATCACAGTCCCCTTTCAGGAGCCGCTGGCCGCTCGAATCTCAGCGGGCGCATTGTGCCACGCAAAAGCCGAGCGGTGAAGCAGCGTTCAGTCTTCGTCATCCGACATGCCGCCAGAGTCTTCTTCTTCATCCTCGCGCGGCTCCCACGCCTGGCATGCCCGCAGGTCGTGACAGACGAACTCCAGTTTCTCGCAGTAGCCGCGGAAACCAGCGCCGACATCCCACGTATTCCACGGGATCGCCTCCATCTTGCGCTGCGTTTCGGTGGAGTTGTCGTAATACTCGCAGTTCGAGCAGCGACGACGCCGCGCCTCGCGCTCGTCCACTCGCATGGACTTTGCAAGCGCGATCCAGTACGTCCGATTCGCGCGGGGCTCGTTGCTGGGCACTTCCGGGCCTAGCATCCAGTTGCGAATGGCGTTCTGCGTGTTGCGCTTGTTCTCGGACGCGGTGATGAACGGCTCTTCGTAGGGGATACCCCCGAGAGTCAGCATCATCACATCAGGGCGTTCTGCGTCTTCCATGCTTGCCTCGTCAGGTGATTTCGCGGCCAGAAACGCGCAGCGTCAGCGCTGTTGCGGCACTGGCGATGGTGCTGATGAACCCGCCAGACTCCAGCGCTTGGCCCACCAATTCCGGGCACAGGTAGGTTTCACCTGGCACGACGGTACGGTCGTCGATCACGAGGTTTGAGTTGCCGGCAGAGCCGCCAGAAGTGACCAGGTTCACGCTGAACGTGCGGTTCACCGTGTCGGTGTTCGTCACCGTGGCCTTGTCGATGATGGCCTTGGCGGCCGTGGCGGTGTATTGCGTGGTCTGCGAGTTCTGCATCTGCAGAGGCGGGACCAGTACCTTGACGGTGACAGTCATTGGATGCCCTCGATGTTGTTGGCAACGGTGAGAATGATAGATGGGATGCCGGGGTGCGGGGCGACCGCTCCAGCGGCCAGCAGTTGAACCCCGAGATTGCTTACGCTAAACATCAGTTCTACGTAATCGCCAGCCTTCAAATTGAAGAAGTAGTTCAGCGCCACGAATATCTCGGCATTGTTGCCCTGCACTCGCATCTGACTTGCGGAATTCGTGACGTCGACGCCATTCAAGCGGAACCAGAGGTAAAACTCCTCCGCTGTAGCGACGGTGCTGTCGAGTTGAATGCTGGTCTGAAAGTTGTAGATCCCACCAGTGTCAACGTAGATACGCGACGTCGGCGTGCCGAGATACACGCCGT